GCAACAGCTTTATCAGGATCGGTGAAGAAATCATACTCTTCGCTTTCATCTGGGGCTTGTTGTTGTTTTGTGACGGTTTGAGTTTTTACAAAGTCATCAACAATACGTCTGAGTTCTCCAACTTCACTCCCTTGTTTACCCATAGCTCTTTCAGCTTCTTGGTGCATACGAACAATGTCTTTAACACTCTTGCCCTTATACTTACTAGGAATGTCATCTTCTTCTTGTTCAACAGGTGTCTCTTCTTGAGGCTGTTGTTCAATCTCATCTACGGAACTAAATTGTTCCTCGCTTTGTAGGGTTTCTTCACCCTCGTCTTGAAATGTTGCCATAAACTCTCCGTGCTATAAAGCATTGTGGAAAAAAACTATGTGCTTGTGGTTTTAACCGGCACTCCTTTTTTCTGCTTTAATCTTCTCATTTCGCTTTTGTTCCCATCGCATTGCTGCTCCAGGAAACGCACCTGTTACCCCCTCAAGTTTGACCATAGGCGTGCTAATGATACGACTGGCAGAGTTGCCACATTCGATGCACTTGGTTATCCGAGTTTCGGAGTCAATGTAAGCATCAGTTATGTGACCTTCGACACAGACAAATTCAAAGATACGTTTAGGCATGTGCTTCCCTTTCAAAATCTTCATAACTATTTTTTATAGAAGATTCGTAGGCAAGAATGCGTTGTGCAGCCTCGATTTGTCCCCGTCTAAACCAGAATTGTTTCTCATCTGGAATGGTTGTAATGTCCATGAGGTATTCAATATTATCTGAAATATCCTCTATGTATTGCTTCCATCCATCGGTGCTAAACAGCTCCAGCAATTTCTCGTAGTAATCCTGTAATTCTTTGTCCATCTCTTTTTCCTTTCTATGTTAGGAGAGATGTTGCTATTTTACCACACTTTCAGCAAAAAGTCAAGCGTTATATTGCTTATTTTGCATTTGCATGGACGCAATTCTTTCATTGCTCTGTATATCTTTCTCTTTCAGTAAAAGCTCTGCAACTTTAGCTCTACGCTCAAACTCTATGTCATCACCATTACCAGCTTGTAAGTTGTTAGACAACGCTGCTGCCAGCTTAGCCTGTACAACCTGTGGCTCTAACTGAGCTTCAACCATATTCTTCTGTGTACGAGAATTAACTTCTTGTATTTGAGCTTGTATAAGCTGTAGCTGAGCGTGAGCAGTTTCCATTTGCATCTGTTCAGCCATTTGCTGCTTCTTCTGCATTTCTGGGTCAGGTTGTTGTTGCTGAGCTAATTGATTCATAAGCTCTTCACGGTTGGTGAGGCCCATGTTGTCAATGACGGCAGACACTAACATAGGATACATAGGGCTATTCTGACCTAATGTCTGTAACAGTTGTACAAGCTGTGTAACCTCATATTCTCTAGCTATAACACCTAAAGAACTACTTGGAACAAACTTGTAATCACTTACAGGGTAGTTATCCGGGTCAAACTGCATATACCTCCATGCAGTTTTTTCAATCATAGGGATTAAAAAGCTCTCCTGGAAGTTGATGAGGGTGCGCTTGTGACGCTTAATGATTGCCCCCATAGACATTGATACAGCTCCAGCGGCTGCATCACCATTGATTGTGCCAGGGATACCAGCAGCATCAATGGCTCCCGTTGCCATTTGAACCATCTTCTGAAGTTCACCGGCCTGAGCAAAAGTAACCTGATCTAAAGAGCCAAACTTAAATGGTTGTAATATTTCAGAAGGGTTGCCATTTGTAAGAATTGTTTTGCCTGGACGTATCTCAAGCTTAGCCCCTCTAGGCATCCTAGAAGCGTCCATAGCCATCATTGGGTGGACAGTTAGGGCTAGAGCATCAATACGAGCACGAAGCTCTGCATCAAGGGCTTTCTGGCTGTTAAAGCCTTTCTCACAAATACCACGTCCCCAGAACCTATTAGGAACTATGTCCCAAGGGAATGCTACAACTGGACGGTCTTGCATCATGTATGGATTCTCTTCAATCTTTAAGAGCTGTCCACCATTTGCTATAACTACAATGACTTCAATGTAGCCTTCTTCGTCTTCTTCGTCTTCGTCTTCTTTCTTAGGCTTCTTCAAAGCTTTAGAAAGTTCTCCTTCGTCTTCGTCTTCCTCCAAAATTGCATCATTATAGAGATGCTTAGGAATTAAGCCATAATACTTAGTTAGACGAACTTTGTCGTCTGTAGCGTAGCTTGATAATTCTTTATCAGCCTCTAAATTATTATCAGAATCGGCACTCTCAAGCTCAACATCTAAATATATACCATTTAAAATGTCTGTTTCAACTTGATGTTTGGGGACAAACTCATCTATTGCTATGCCTAGGGCTGTCTCAATTGACGAAGCCGTTGGATCTATTAGGAAGTTTTGAGGCTGGATTGGACGCAGCCTAACCACTGTCCTCTCTTCAATGTTGACACCCACTGCTTGCATAGCTCCATCCAAGACGGGCTGTGTAGCTGGTTTCATCTCTTTAACTTCTTCTAGAACAAGCTCAGCCATTCCAGTGCCATAGACGGCAGCGTTTAACAAACATTCAGCAACAGCCTTTCTTGTTCTTGTGAACTGAAAGTCTTCAGTGAGCTGTTCACGCAAATAAGCAATGTCTTTCTTGTCTTGGTCTTTGCGGTCATCACGAATGTCAAACCATTTACCACGTCCAAACGTAGCTTCTTCAACTTCAGCAACACTACTCTCTACAGCTTGCTGTAAAGCAGGACTAATTAGACGGCTGCGCTCGCTCTCACGAGTTTTATCCTCTGCGCTCCAGATGCCTCTCCATAGGCGATAATATTCATCAAACTGATCTTGATAATTAGCTGAGTAATGATCTCTCCATCTCTCAACCTTGTCCATCACCCAGTTTTCAACCTTTTGATCGCTGAATTTTTCTTTTTCCATTTAGTTCCTTAATATCCTGAAAGTGTGTCTAAACATTCATACTCTTCTTCTTCAAAGTCTAAGACATATGCAACCTTTGCAAGCTGCTCTATGTAAGACAAAGCATCAATCAAGTCGTCATGTACCAGAGAATTCGGAAACTGGAAGAGTTGATCTAAAAACTCTGAGTTCCAAGTGCCCTTGTTTAAAGAGAGGTAACCATTCTCAAACCGCCCCTGCAAAGCCCAAACAATCCTGTCGCTCTTCTTCTTATTACCGTGTGTCAGCTCATCAACCCTAAAGAAGGTTTGTGTGCGTTTCATTATGTCGTTTAAATAGGGCATAACAGCTTGTCGTGCTATGCCCTTCTCAATTCCTACAGCAATTGGCTCATATTTCTTTACGAGGTCAAACACCTTCTTGGCTGTTTCTTTAACGTCCCAACGTCCATAAACTATTTCCGCAACCCACCAACCCTTCTCGTTCGCCTTGACAATAGCCATTGCTGTATTATCAAGCCTCTTGTTTTTAACCCCTCTAGAGCCATCTTCTTCAAAGCCCGCCAAGTCGATGGCAATGTAGAAATCTCCTTCATCAGGTTCTTCTTCAACAAACTTAATCCATTGCTCTTTAAAAAGCTCTCCACCAGCTGCTTCAAAGCTTGCCATAAACTCTTGACGAAAGCTAAAGCTTGACATGCTCTTCTTTGCAGCATTAATCTCGTCTGGGTCGAGAAGAGGGTTGTCAAAGCTTGTAAAATGAAAGCTTTTAAATGTGTCATCTTCGCCTTTAAGTCCATATTGATATAAGTCATAGAAATGATTGCGGCCCATAGGGGTTCCTATGAACATCGCTTTTCCCTTCAAATCCGCTAAAGCAGGTCTTAAGATTTGTTCCCAAACCTCTGGCTTCATATCTGCATATTCGTCCATAACCAAAAACTTTAGCGAAACTCCTCGCATTGTCTCAGGCCGATCAGCCCCCTTCAATGAAATTGTTGCACCATTGATGAGCTTTATCTGGAGGTTGTTGACATGGCTTGTGGCTATAACACTATGTCCAACCTCTAACATGGTTTGCCACATAATGTCCCTAGCTTGCCCCTGTGTAGGAGCAACATAGAAGACATGTCCTCTTTCACTCTGTAGAGCTTCAACTATAAGTCTATAGGAAGCCAACCTACTCTTGCCTGTCCTTCGTCCTGCTGCAACCACATGAAAACGTGTTGGATCGTTCCAAACCGTCTTTTGCCACGGGAGCAACTCAATCTTTAAATCACTCATTTAGTCTTTCGTTTGCCCACCTTGTTAGGAATGTTCCAAAGACCATCCCATATCTCTTTAGGACTAGGAAGAAGCCAACCAAGAATTAATAACAATAACACCCAGGGTGGGATGTTCTGAATGTTTATTTCGCTATTCTTAGCCTCTACAACATTCTCCGACTGACTGAGTTTTCCAATTTCTTTGGCCTCAATCTTATTTGTTTTAACATCCCCTACAACCACGCCTGTCTGATTGTTCTCTTTACCTACTTGTGTATTGGCAGCAACATTAGTGCCGCCCCCAAAGCCACCGGTCAACATCGACAATGGGGAGCACGCCACAAGAAGGGAGCATAAAATTGCTAGGAGCTTTTTCATCCAAAC